GTTCCGCGATTCTCTCTCCCCGCAACTAGGTTTTTTTTGCCAAAAAATATAACGCTTTTGTTATGAAAAACATAAAAACAAGAAAATACAGCGCGAATTACAAAAGATTGCGGCAATTGATATTGGCTACTTTGCCGCAATGTTTTTATTGTAAAAAGGCTCAAGCTACGACTATTGACCATGATCCACCTATAGATTCCTTCCCTACACCTGAACTGTGGGTGGGGAGTCTAAGACCATCATGTGCGCATTGCAACTACTCAAGGGGGGCGATTTATGGCAACAAAAAAAGGAAAGCCATCAAAAACAGTCGTAAGTGGTAAATCACCGCTTCATGGTGTACACACTGCGGCAATGATCAATGCGCTCAAGGGGCGCAAAGATATTGACTGGGTAAAACAAGAGATGCTATTAGGTCTATCACGCGCTTGGGATTACATAGAGAAAACCGGAGAAAATACACACACCATTCCATCTATCTCAAGAGAGCTGAGAGAAATATGGGATTACTGTGGTCTGCCGGAACAAGATGACATTTTTAAGTAAGTGTCCACCCAGGTGGGCATCAGCTAGAGATGATTCATCTGCTACAGATGGTGACAAGATGGCTCAAGTAGCACAAATCTTGGGCTTTGATCTTTTTGCCTGGCAACAATATGTCTCTGATGTAGGTTTAGAAAAAGATGCTGATGGCATGTATAAGTACCGGACAGTAGCGGCTCAAGTCAGCCGGCAATCCGGTAAATCAAAACTTATAGAAACCAGGATCGCTTTTGAATTATTGCAACCAAAAAGACATGTTGCCTATACAGCTCAAGATAGGAACATGGCAAAGGTCAAATGGGAAGAGCATGTTTTAAGTTTTATGATGTCACCTAGATTTAGCAAGAGGGTTGCCAGGGTATCTAAGACCAATGGCAATGAGAAGATCTACATGCGCAATGGATCTACCTATGGGATTGTTACACCTAATGACAAGGGCGCACGCGGTCTGAGTTTAAATCTTATGGTTATTGATGAGGCACTTACACATCCATTATCTTTGATTGCGAACTTGCAACCCACCCTGGCCACAAAACGCAATGGTCAATTGTGGATCATGTCTAATGCTGGCAGACCAGGTGAGTCTGAGTTACTTGAACATTACCGGGAACTTGGTCATAGAGAAATTGCAGAGCCAACCAACAAACTAGCATGGTTTGAGTGGTCACCATTATCTGATGATTTTGATTATATGGATGAGAGAGTTTGGTATCAGGCAATCCCATCCTTGCATGAAGAAAAAGGTGTTTTACTAGAGGCGGTCAAAGAGGCCTCACAAACTAACAGCCCGGAGATCTTTACAAAAGAGTGGTTAAATGTTTGGCCGGCTAAAGATGCAGTCCAGGTAATCAATACAGAGCTGTGGGACTCACTTGCTAGGACAGACATAATCCTGGGAGACAAGGTTACCTTTGGTGTTGATATATCCAGGGAAAGAGACAAAGCATCTATAGCAGTCTCAGGCTTAGTGCGTGATTACACACCGGTAGAGTTAATTGAGTGCAAAGAGGGTACATCCTGGGTCTTGCCTAAGCTTGTTGAGTTATGCAAGAAATATAAGACCAAGGTGGTTATAGATACCGGATCACCTGCCGCCTCACTTATTTTAGAGTTACAAAAACAAGAGGTAGGTGTAATGGCTATACATCTACGCGATTATGCAAGAGCCTGTGGATCTTTTTATGATGCAGTGCAAGCAAAGATAGTTTGTCACATAGATGATCCAAACCTTAGAACCGCAATCTTAGGATCAACCAAAAGACCACTTGGAGATTCTTGGGCTTGGAATAGATCAAGTACAACAAACATCACGCCTTTAGTAGCGGTAACACTGGCACGCTATGGAGTAGTCACAAAGACTGAGGATAAGCCGGTGGCAAGGAGTAAGATGTACTAATGAAATACATACCATCCATATTGCAGATACTGGGTGCAGGTGTCTTGATTGCAGGTGTCGTATCATTTAATTTACTTTTAGGGGTAATATTAGGCGGCGCATTCTTAATTACATTTGGCATTGCTTTGGAAATTAGAGGTAAATAATGCTAGGCAAGCTCTTGAAGAGACAAATACAACCTGGCACTGTTTATACATCCCAAGGTTATGTAGATTCACTTGGCCGGGTTGGAAGATTCTTTGAGGGTAATTGGGCAGGTGCCTATGTAGATGATAGAACAGCACTTGGCATACCTGCAATATATCGTGGTGTATCTTTAATTGCAGATGCAGTTGGCGCGTTAGAGTTTTGCGCATATCGTAATGACAGAGAAGTTTTACCAAAACCTGCAATCTTAGCAAGACCAAACCCAGTAGAGACAAGAATGGAAACAATCTCTGCAATGGCGGCAAGTTTAATTATGCATGGCAATTACTTAGCAGTGCTAGGTGAGCCGGGTGCTAATGGTTTGCCTGACAGTATTTATCCGGTAGCGGCTGATCGCGTGCAAGTTAGTAGAGACAAAGGCCGCATCATCTATAAGATTGATGAAAAGACTTATGATAAGTCAGAGATCTTACACATCAAAAACTTTACTATGCCTGGAGATTTAGTTGGCAGAGGTATCTTAGCAATTGCAAAACAAGCTCTTGGTAAAGAGATTGCAATAAGTGAATATGCATCAAAGTATTTTGATGGCGGCGTAAATCCCACCGCAGTAATTAAGTCACAAAATCCTGATCTTTCATCAGAGGAAGCTGATGCGTTAAAGACTGCATGGATGTCAATGTATTCATCACGCAACCGCGCACCGGTAGTTATGAACGCATCTACAGATTTTGAAGTGTTAAGTAGTAACGCGGCAGAGTCTCAGCTTGTTGAGGCACAAACAGCCGGGCTAACTGAGGCCAGTAATATTTTAGGATTGCCACCCTACTACTTAGGTGCGCCAAACTCATCCCGCACTTATTCTAATGTTGAAGAGGAAACGCTACAGCTCATCAAGTTCTCCATCCAGCCAATAGCAGAGCGCATTGAGGCGGCCTTCTCAGATCTCTTAGTGCGTGGACAGTATGCTAAGTTCAAATATGAGTCTATGTTAAAGACAGATACTCTAAACAGATACAACGCTTATGCAATTGCTTTGGCCAATGGCTTTTTGACAGTTGATGAAGTAAGAGACAAAGAAAACTTAGATGGCATGGATTATGAAGAGGGTGAAAATGATGTTGAAGTTGCCACAACACAAAATCAAGTAGAGGTGCCTGGATATGAAGAATGAAGTAGAAAACAGACAATACACAGTTGAGTTTGAATTACGCCTTGCCGGTGGTGATGGGCGCACCATCTATGGCATTGCAGTGCCTTATGACAAAGAGCAAAGAATTAGTGGCACACTGACTGAGATCTTTAGAAAAGGTGTTTTTGCAGATGTAATCCGCGCACCTCATAGAGTCAAATTGTTACGCGGTCATGGTGAGAATAATGTTTTGGGTAGAGCCACTTTACTTAGAGAGACAGATGAAGGTCTTTATGCAGAGTTTAGGATCTCTAAAACTAGAGAGGGTGATGAAGCTTTAGAGCTTGTCAAAGATGGCGCACTAGATCAATTGTCAATTGGCTTCATGCCTATTAAAAACCGCAAAAGACCTGATGGTGTTATGGAGAGAATCAAAGCTCATCTAGCAGAGGTATCACTTGTCACCTTTGGCGCGTATGGCGATATGGCCGCAATTGCAGGTGTGCGTGAGGGTGAACCATTACTAACACCAAGAGCTGATGAAGCAAAGAAGATTTTAAATGCCATACAGCATAAAAAGTGACCACCCGGATTGTGAAGGGTTTGCAGTCGTAAAAGACTCAAACAATGAGTTATTAGGTTGCCACAAAACTAAAGCCCAAGCGGAAGAGCAATTGACTGCAATCAACATTGCAGAGTATGGCAACAGAGCCTTGCCATCTAATTACAGACCGGCATCAAGTGATGATGTTCCGCAAGGCCGCAATTGTGCAAACTGTTATTTTTATGAACAAGGTTACTGTGATCTTTGGGAAGCTAATGTACAGGCAGATTATTATTGCAACAGATGGGCAGCGCAAAATGAAAATAGAGCAGAGAGTTTTACACCTACAGCCGCAATGAGGACAGAGGCACAAAGAGGTTTAGATTGGCGTAGGGAGTTTGGCAGAGGCGGTACAGAGATTGGTATTGCAAGAGCAAGGGATATTGCCGGTGGCAAGAATCTACCACTTGAGACAGTCAATCGCATGGTCTCTTTTTTTGCAAGGCATGAAGTAGATAAACAAGCTGAGGGATTTAGCCCTGGAGAAGATGGCTACCCTAGCAATGGCCGGATTGCTTGGGCATTATGGGGTGGAGATGCCGGTAAATCTTGGGCAGAAAAAATTGTAAATCAAGACCGGGATTATGATGAGGATGATGACACACCTAGATACAACACAGCATTGTTTATATTACAAACTTTGACAAAAGAGATATAATACAAACAGTAGAACACCTGACCCTTTTATAGCGTGTCACACCTTCTCACCAAAAACTAATTTATAGGAGAAATATGTCTAATGCATTTTTAGCTTCTCTAAGAGAGAAGCGTGAATCAAAGACTGCTCTTATTCAATCAACCTTAGATCGTGCGGCTGAAGAAGTACGCGATCTGACAGAGGTAGAGCTTGCCAATGTAGAGGCACTCAACCTTGAAATCAAAAAGTTGGATGAAAGAATTGAGCAGATGTCTGATATTGAAATCCGCAACCAAAAGGCCGCAGAGTTGGCCGCAAAGGTGGATGTCAAGGCAGATACCAAGAAAGAAGTGCGCGCCGGCGGCTTTACAGTTGCAAGCGAAGAACTTACTTACTCAGTACGCGGAGATTACGATTTCCTAACAGATGCGCTAAAAGCGCAATTTAAAACAGATGGTGATGCAACAGAGCGCATCCAACGCCACCAAAGAGAGATGGCAATTGAGAAGCGTGCAGTTAGCACATCCTCATTTGCAGGTCTAGTAGTACCACAGTACCTAGTAGATCTCTATGCACCTTTGGCACGCGCAGGTCGCCCATTTGCAGATGCCGCACGCAAACATGTTTTGCCAGCTCAAGGTATGTCAGTAGTGATCTCAAAGATTAACACTGGTACCACAGTGGCATACCAAACATCACAAAACACAGCCGCAGTATCTCAAGACATGGCAGATACCACGCTGACAGTTGATGTGCAGACAATTGCCGGACAACAATCAGTATCCAAGCAAGCATTACTACGCGGATACAATATTGAAGGCATTGTTTTAGGTGACTTAATCCGCGCCTACCACACCAAACTTGATGATGCTATCTTGAATGGTTCAGGATCAAGCGGTCAGCCTCTAGGTTTGGCCAGCATGACTAGCGGTATCTTGATTACATACACAGCTACAACAGGAACAGTTGCCGGTGTATATCCAAAGATTGCAGATGCAATTCAACAAGTACAAAGTAACATCTTTGTAAATCCAAACGCGATCATCATGCACCCACGCCGCTTAGGCTTCTTCCTAGCCGGAGTGGATTCACAAAATCGCCCATTGGTTGTACCAAACGCCTATAACCCAGTTAATGCAATGGGTACTGGCAACGGCACACCTACTTATGGTGCAAGTGGCTACTCACTTCTTGGCTTGCCAATTATTGTTGATGCTAACATCTCCACATCAAAGGGTGCATCTACAAACCAAGACACAATCTTTGTTGTAGATCTAAATGAGTGTCACCTATGGGAAGAGGCATCAGCCCCTACCTATGTGACCTTTGAGGAACCAAACGGCAAAGTTGCAATCAACATTGTTTTGTTTGGAATGTCAGCCTTTACAGGTGAGCGTTACTCAAAAGCAATTGCACAAATCAATGGTACAGGTTTGGCAACACCAAGCTTCTAACCATAATCTTCTAAGCCCCCTACCCTTCCAGGGGGCTTAGATCCTAACTATGGCCGGTGTTTAAGAAATGGAGTTTGCTTAATGTCCCAGAGCAATACAGATTTTGGAGACCGGTCATGGCTATAACAAATGGTTATGCAACCCTCACACAAATAAAAAATTACCTGTCAATCTCTGACAGCACTGACAATGATCTTTTAGAGGATCTTATTGAGTCAGCTTCACGCTCTATTGATCGCATTGCCAATCGCAGGTTTTATGCAGACTCAACCGCATCTGCAAGAAGATACAGAGCCTATTCAGATGTCTTTGTTTATACAGATGACATATCCACCACAACAAGTTTGGTGGTCGCAATAGATGAAAATGGCAATGGCACTTATAGCAAGACCTTAACTTTAGATACAGATTTCATCATGGATCCACTGACTGCCTCAGCTTTAGGCAGACCCTTTACTCAATTGACAATGGTTTCAAACACAGAGTCATGGCCAATATTTCCAGGATTGACACAAAATGGTTTGCGCCCTGGAGTTCAAGTAACTGCTAAATGGGGTTGGCCAAGCGTGCCGGATGACATAACAGTAGCCACCTTGACCCTGACCGCAGATTTATACAAACGCAAAGATGCACCGGGCGGTGTCTTAGGTCTTGGAGATCTTGGCGTTATCCGCATGTCACCGGTAGGTAGAGATGTTGCACAAATAGTAAGAGCCTATAAAAAGATACCTATAGCCTAATGGTACCAAGTACAGTAAGGGCAAACCTTAAAACAGCTTTGACTAGTATCACAGGTTTGCGTGTTATGGATTATGTGCCGGACTCTACAAATGTGCCAACCAATAATGCTTTTGCAGTTATCGGTCAATTGTCTATGAACTATGACTACACACTTAACAGAGGCTTTGATTCTGCAACCTGCAACATCATTGTCATGGTAGGTCGCATGAGTGAGAAGGATGGGCAATCAAGATTGGATGGTTTATTACAGTCATCCGGTTCAACCTCAATCAAAGCCGCAATTGAGGCTGATAAAACACTAAGCGGTGCAGTACAAACTTTAAGAGTTGTGTCTGCATCTCCAGGCACAATAACATCCGCTAATATTGATTACCTGAGTTATCAGTATTCAGTAGAACTAATAGGTTAAGAAAGGATAAACCCCATGGCAATATTTATGGGCAACAAAGTAGCAGTGATTGTTGGTACTACCACTATCAGCGATCATGTCTCTACAGTCAGTTTGAATAGAGAAGTTGAAGCGGTAACTATAACAAGTATGAATGACACTGTACAGAATATGATTGGTGGGATTGAGGTCAGCTCAGTTTCGCTGGAAGTATTTAATGATTTTGCCGCCGCATCAGTAAATAGTCTTTTTGAGGATGCAATTGGTACTAAACTTGCAATCAAGTTAATACCAGTAACCGGTACAGTCTCCGCAACGAACCCAAGTTACAGTATGTCTTGTTTGATTACCCAGTGGACACCAATTTCAGGATCAACAGATTCAGCAATGACAGCCAGCGTGACTCTTCCGGTAACAGCTTTAAGTAAATCAACTAGCGCATAACGAAAAGGTGGGACATGCACAAAATTGAAATAACAAAGAAAGACGGCAAAAAGGTTACTTATGAACTTACGCCATCTGTAAAGGTCGGTTTTGAAGCTGAGTTTAAAACAGGATGGCGTAAGAGGTTGGGTGAGTTACAACTTGAGTCAGATCTTTGGTGGTTTGCCCACGCTCTTGAAAAAGCGGCAGGTAAAACAGACAAAGAGTTTGGTGACGATTACATCAACCAATATGTAGATGTTGATTTGTTGTATGAACCAAAAAATGGCTAGACCGGCATGGACAGATATGGGAGATTGCATCTATGTCGGTGGCTACAGGTATCAGCCCTAAAGATCTTTTAGAGGTTGATCCGGCAATCTATCTTGCCATCAAAGCAATCTTGCAAGAGAGAGCGCAACAATCTAAGACAATGAGGCGTAAGTAATGGTTGAGTTCAAAGTAAATGATGCTATCTATATCAAAAACTTTGATGCACTAAACGCCCGGTTAAAAGAGATGGATGCAAAACTAGCCAAAAAGTTTAGACAAGAATTAAAAAAAGCGGTCAGACCAGTACAGCGTAAAGCTCAAAGTTTTGTACCTAATCAAGTATTTCCTGGGTGGCGTGAGACCAAGCCTTACTATCCACCGGCTTGGGGTTGGGCTACTGATACAACTCATAGGGGTAGGACTTATGGCAAAACAAATGAGTCAAGATGGCAGTGGTCAAGAGATGAAGTAGTAAAAGGCATTTTTATCACAGAGGCCAAAACTAAAGTGCAACGCATTAAAGGCGCAGAGTTTGGCGTATCTGCCCTGTCTCTACAGAGTAGATCTGTCCCAGGTATTATTTATGAGTTAGCCGGCTTTGGCACTGCACGCAGTAAAGGTAAAACTAGGAGAGTCAGCCGCAACAAAGACGCAAGCAATTTGTTTATTGCAAAGGTAGGCAAAGCTGAAAAACCTAGACTTGTTTATAGAGCCGCTTATGAGATGGCTTCACAGGTTCATGCTAACCTTTATGGAGTATTAAAAAAATATCTAGGCGAAAACTTTAGAGGTTAAAAATGGCACTAAGTCAGAATGTAGTAGTCAATTTTTTAACCAAGTTTGATAAAAAGGGATTAGATCGCGCCACAAAAGAATTAAAAGGTTTTGATAGAACAGTAGCCAAAAGTCGCCGGGCTTTAAAAGCCGGTCTTTATGCCGGTGCTATAGCCGCCGGTTTTGGTCTGCTCAAGCTTGGCAAAAACTCTATTGAAGCGGCCTTGGCTCAAGAAAAGTTAGATAAACAATTAAGGCTAACCTTACAAACTATTGGTGCAGAGGGTCTTTTGCCCAATGTCAAAGATTTTATAGATAATTTACAAAGAGTAACAAATGTTACTGAGGATGAGCTTGTCCCGGCTCTAAGGCAATTGATCAACCAAACCGGTGATCTTGACAGTTCACAATATCTCCTTCAAAAATCTTTAGATATTTCAGCCGGTACAGGTGCAGACTTAACTCAGGTTTTAGATGCAATTACAAAAGCGGCAGTAGGTAATTTTAAAGCAATAGGTAATTTAGGTCTTGGCTTTACAGCCGCAGAGGCCGAAGCAATGGGCTTTGAAAAACTTTTGATCAATCTTGATAAATATGCAGGGGCGGCAGAGGCATCAACACAAACTTTTGAAGGTCAATTAAAATCCTTTCAGATCAGTGCAGGTGAAGCTACTGAAACTTTAGGTCAAGGATTTTTGACAGCCGCATCTTTGATCGTGACTGGATCAGATAATCTTGATGTTTTTGGTAAAAAACTTGAAGGCGTAGCGACACAGTTCACTGACATCTTTGTAGGCGGTGCAGGATCTTTTGCTAATAAAGGTATGGGTGGTTATCTAGATATACTTAAAATTGCGGTTGAGGGTTTAGTAGGGGAGACCGGCACCTTACAAAGACTTGAAAAACAAGGCATCAAAATAAGGGATGAACAAGTCTTAAAGGCAAAAGGCTATTATGGTTTGTCTCAATTAACAATAGATGCTCTTGAATTGCAAGAAAAGTTTGGTAAGAAAAAACTTACTCAGGATCAGATCCTTGCAAAAATACAGGCACAGATTTTAGCTAGACAAAAAGCCACAACAAAAGAACAACAGGCTCAAGCCGCTTTAGCAAAGAAAAAGGCAGAGTTAGAATCAATGTTTGACTTAGACCGGATCAATCTACAGGCCGCGCTAAGTCGCAAACTATCCGCAGAGGATGAATTGCGTGTAAAGATTTTGCAAAAACTTGCAGAGGGTACAAAAGCCGCAGTAGATGAGGCGCAACGCTACGCAGATGTTTTAAAGGTTATTGAGGATGGCAAAATAACTACCCAAGAGATTGATGAACTAGCCAAAAAATGGGGCATGACTACAGTAGGCGTGGAGTTATACATACAAAAATTACTTGAGGCCAATGAAGAATTAAAGAAGATGATGAGTTATGTGCAAAATGTCAAAGTGCCAGGTGTGCCAATTCAGGAGGCAACACCTTTTGTACAAAATATTGCGCAACTAGATGCGGCTACAAAAACAATTTTGGCTTTGCAGGATAAGGTAAATCAAACTGTTAAAGTGCCGGATGTGCCTTTTTCACAAAATATTGCGCAACTAGATGCGGCTACAAAAACAATTTTGGCTTTGCAGGATAAGGTAAATCGAACTGTTAAAATGGCAGATGGGGGTATTGTTACTAGGCCAACCCAAGCCTTAATTGGTGAGGCCGGGGCTGAGGCAGTCATTCCTTTAGATCGTATGGGCGATATGGGTCAGAGGGTTACAATCAATGTGGCCGGATCTGTCATCTCTGAGGGTCAATTGCAATCTGTTATCCAGGATGTTTTATACAATCTCAACCGCACTGGGGCAGTCACACAGCTTACAAACCTTGGTAGATAATGCCAGCCGCAACATTTAAAGCTGAGATTGATTTTTCTCAGGGTGCAAACTTTAGTCCGGCTTTAGTCTTGGATGACCCGGCAACACCTTTGGACAGTGCAGTATTGGGTACAGCCGCCGCAGATGTTGTAGATATAACAAACTTTGTAACTCAGTGTTTTATCCGCAGAGCCTTTAATAGATCATCAGACTCTTTTATTGGTGGATCTGCCAAGGTAGTTTTTATTGATCAGACTGGTACCTTTAACCCAGCCAATACAGGTTCATCTTTATATGGCAAAATCAAACCAATGCGTAAAATAAGATTCACCGCATCTTATTTAAATGTTAATTACAACCTTGGCTCTTTCTATGTCCAAGAGTGGAATTATCAAAGCCCAACCGGCTTTGACCCAGCCTATGTAACGCTTAATTGTGTGGATGGTTTTCAGCTTCTCAACTTAACTACCTTGACCACAGTCTCAGGTGCATCAGCCGGGCAGACCACAGCTCAAAGAGTAACCAGTCTGTTAGATCAAGGAGAGTGGCCAGGCGGCATGAGAGACATATCTACAACTGCTACTACTACAGTCCAGGCAGATACCGGCGCATCAAGATCTTTGCTCTCATCCTTGCAAGAATTAGAGCAGACAGAGGCCGGGGCTTTGTATGTTGATCAAAGAGGCTTTGTTAAGTTTATGTCAAGGGATGACATCATCACTGCATCAGGTGGCACTCTCACAGAGTTTTCAGATGTTGATGGATCCGGTAATATAACATATCAAGCGGTTGAGTTTGACATCTCTGATTTTCAAATGATCAATAAAGTAACAGTTACTCCAACTGGATTGACCGATCAGACTGCAAGCGATACGGCCAGTATTGATAATTATTTTCAACACTCTAGGGTTAGATCCGGCATCATGCAGACAGAGGCAGATGCCCTAAACCAAGCTCAAATGATTATTGCCTCACGCAAAGAGCAAGGTGTTAATATCCAACTTAACTCACTTACAGTAGATGCCTATGGTGAGGATGATCCGGCAAGAGTAACCGCCGCTTTAGAGTTAGATATTTTTAATCCTATCCAGGTGACACAGACCTTGCCAGCCGGCAATGTGGTCAGTGACAGCGTTATAGCCGGTGTTCAATATGCAATCACACCTAATAGTTTTTCTGTTACATTCTCATGTGCGCAACCCTTTGCGGTGGGTTTTTTGCTAGACTCAGATGTAGATGGTTTATTAGATGAAGATAGTTTGAGTTACTAGGAGATCAATGGCAAAACAAACCTTTACAGTCGGTCAAGTCTTGACCGCCGCGCAACTTACATCTTTGCAACAAACTTCAATGGGTGGGGGTGCGGCCTCAGCTAAGACTGCAAGTTATACCTTGGTGGCCGCAGATGCTGGTACAACAATATCAATGACATCTACATCTGCTACAACAATCACAGTCAATACTGGATTGTTTGCCGCAGGTGACACAGTATTTATACAAAATCTAGGTAGTGGTAACTGCACTGTCACAGCCGGTACAGCTACAGTATCAACTGCCGGAAGTACAATCCTGCCAACAAATGATGCAGGTATTTTGTATTTTGTATCTACAGGTGTTGCAATATTTTATGACTTTATACAAACCGGTGCAGTATCTCCACTAACTACTAAAGGCGATCTATACACCTTTAGTACAAGCGATACAAGATTAGCCGTTGGCGCAGATGGCACCACACTTGTAGCGGATAGTTCAGAGGCTACTGGACTTAAATGGGCTGCTCCTGCTGGTGGTGGTGGTATGACTTTGCTCCAGACAGTAACTTTGTCTGGCACTTCCACAACTACTTCTAGTTTTAGCACGGCGTATAAAAGTTTGGTTTTACATTTTTTTGGAGTTACTACAACTATTAATGGTCAAATTACTATTAGAGTAAATAGTAACACTGGTAATAATTATGGTGATGCTTTTTTAAGTGATGCAAACAATACTTTTACTATTAATGCGCCAGCATCATCATTTAGAATGCTTGACTACAATGTAACGGGCACAAATTATTCATCAGGTAAAGTAGAGTTTCCAGAATATGCAAACACAAGCGCAACCACAAAGGCTGCTATTGTTCATCAAGCAAACACCGCTGCTCGTAGAACTTTTAACATTGCTTATATTACTGAAACGACAGCAATCAGCACTTTAACATTCTTGACTGGCTCAACTCCTACAATGGGTGGAACAGTCCTTATCTACGGAGTAAATTAATGACAAAACCAATGGTAAGAATCTACACAGATACAGAAAACTTTATCGATCGTGAAATGAACGATGAAGAATATGCTCAATGGGAAAAAGATAACAAAGCGGTTGAGGCACAATTAACACAAATTAAAGCACAAGCACAGGCTAAGGCTGACTTATTGGAACGCTTAGGCATAAGCGCAGACGAAGCCAAACTCTTACTGAGTTAGCACAATCTTAGGGAATAGTGCATTTAAATTGTGGCAATAATTAGAGAACTCACTAGCCCTAATGGATGGCCGGCCAGTGGAGATCGTAAAGCTCTAGGTATAGAGTCTTTTGTTGTGCCAGGCACAAAAATTAAGTTTGCATGTGCAAAAGCGGTTGCACCTTTGCTTGTCAATTTTGCTAAAGACTTTCATGAATGGGTTGAGCCAATAGATGAAGGCCAATTAGATGACTGGGGTTATGCCTTCCGCATGACTAGATCATCAGACAAAGTATTGAGCAATCATTCATCCGGGACTGCAATTGATCTAAATGCAATTAAACATCCTTTGGGCAAGTCAAATACCTTTAATCAGGCTCAGCGTAATACAATTACCTTACTCATAACTAAATATGGATTGGCTTGGGGTGGCAATTACAAAAGGCGTAAAGATGATATGCACTTTGAGATTGCTTTAAATCAAAATCAGGTCAAAACAAAAATCAAAGAGTTAGGATTATTATGAAGCTGACAAAAAAACAAAAAGAAATTGTTAAGTCATATCTACGCAGTATTGCCGCCGCCACTGTCACCACAGTTTTGGCTTTGGTTGCAGATGTTAAACCTGAGTTATCAATCTTGGCTGGTGCCTTGGTTGCACCTTTGGCACGCTACTTTGATCCTCAAGACAAGTCTTTTGGTATTAACAGCTAATGAGCATGAATGACTGGGCGGCTTTGGCAGTATCTACAATCACAATTGTAGGCTCTTTGGTTGCCACAGTCCGGTGGTTAGTCAAACATTATCTCTCAGAGCTTAAACCTGATAATAATGGCCAACACAATTTAGAGGGCAGGATTGCAAAAATAGAGGTTAAATTAGACACGCTTTATGACCTGCTCATAAATCGTAGGTAATCAATCTACGCTACTGCCATGAAGAGTTGCGTGGTAGTACCTTCAAGGGGCAGACCTGAAAATGCTTACCGGCTTGCTCAAGCTTTTATTGACACCGGTGCAGAGGCAGATCTTTATTTTGTAATTGACAATGATGATGTCCTTTGGAGTAAGTATGTCAAAGAAGAGGATGCAAAAAACTATAGATGCCTACCGGCTGACAATAAAACAGGTGGTTGTGCTAAGTCTCTTAATGATGGTGCGGTTAGGCTTTTGGATATTACTACATACCCTTTATATGATTATTTTGTTTTCATGGGTGATGATCACCTTCCTAGAACCCAGGGCTGGGATAAAGCCCTTATGGAAGCGATAGGTTTTGATAGTGGTATTGCCTATGGCAATGATCTTTTGCAAGGTGGCAACCTGCCTACAGCTTATGCAATGAGCAGGTCTCTTGTTAATGAGTTAAGAGGTATGACCTTTCCAGGATGCATACACCTGTTTTTTGATAACTTTGTAAAACAGTTAGGCATTGATTTAAATTGTTTAAAGTATCTACCTGATGTGATTATTGAGCATCTGCATCCGGTTGCCGGTAAAGCTGAGATGGATGAGGGCTATCTTAGGGTCAATGATCCTAAGTGGTATAAAAAAGATTTATTGACCCTGCAACAGTATTTTTTGACCAAGGAGTATGCCGCCCTTGTTAGACAGTACAGATGAACATTTTACTTACCGGCTCACATGGTTTTGTTGGCCGGGCTTTTAGGCGTGCCTTACCTTACGCAAAGTTCACACTGGTAGATTTAAAAAATGGTACAGATTGCAGAGCCTTTTTTAAGCTAGAGACAAAGCAATATGATCTAGTCATACACCTTGCCGCCATTGTTGGTGGCAGAGTACAGATTGAACAGGCACCCTTGACCTTGGCGGTAGATCTAGCCATAGATGCAGAGTTTGTAAATTGGTGCATGGTTACAAAACAGCCTTATGTAGTTTATTTTAGCTCATCAGCCGCTTATCCAGTTGAATTACAAACCATTGCAAAAAAACATAAACTCAAAGAAAATGACATAAACTTTAAAAAGATCGGCGCACCGGATATGACCTATGGCTGGTCTAAATTGACCGGTGAAATGCTGGTAAATTATCTTAGAGAGACAGGTACAAAGGTCTTAACCCTTAGACCCTTTAGTGGCTATGGCACTGACCAGGATCTCACCTATCCATTTCCCTCAATAATGCAAAGAGCCATGATGAACTCAAATCCATTTGATATATGGGGTAGAGCCAATACAACAAGAGACTTTATACACATAGATGATGTTGTAGATGCAGTTTGTGAGATGGCCAAAAATGACTGCAATCAAACAGTCAATCTATGTACAGGCCGGGCTACCACCTTTGTAGAGTTGGCCAAGATCGTCCTGGATACTTTAGGTGTTGATAAGTACCCCAAGTTTAATATTGTCTCAGATAAGCCGGCAGGGGTCGCCTACCGGGTAGGTAATCCAACAATGATGAGCGATTATTACACACCAAAAATAACACTTGAGGAAGGTGTCCACCGGGCAATATCAGGAGTGTTGTGATTTACAATTGACCCATGGCCACTACACGCAAAAGCAAAAGCAAAAAGATAGCCAAAAAAAGGCGTACCACAAAAGATACACCTTTAACTAAATTAGATTTTTGGGCAATAGCAGCTAATGAGGTTTATATGGCTTGCCGTAAAGCTAACATGGATGAAGGCACAGCTCTAGCATTTGCAATGGATAGGAGTAGTTATCCGGATTGGATTGTATCCCCGGATGATCCAATTAGAAAACCTTGGGAAGATGATGAGGAAGAAGATTAAGAGCGATAAGAGTTTTAACGCCCGGTATCTGATCTGTTCAGATATGCAAGTCCCATTTCAATTTGATGAGGCTATCATCAATTTAAAAAAGTTAGTTAATACCTTTAAGTTTGATTTAGTTTTAAATGTTGGTGATGAGCTAGATTTAAATACTATATCAAGATGGTCAGAGGGCAAGCCGGAATCTTTTGAGCAAACTCTTAACGCAGACAGAGATCTTTGTAAAGATATTCTTTATGATCTAAAGACTGATGTAGTCTCAAGATCTAATCATGGCGATAGATTGTATAAAGCGGTAATGCGTGTGCCTGGTCTCATGGAGTTGCCGGAGTTGCAATATGAAAAGTTTATGGATTTTAAAGAGCTTGGGATTTATTACGCCAAGAAGCCTTATGAGATACCTGGTACTGACTTTGTACTCTGTCATGGGGATGAAGGAACTATGTCCAGGGTTGGCGGCTCTACCGCGCTCAACATAGCAAAGCGGTGGGGGCGTTCAAGCGTGACGGGTCACTCTCACAGAATGGGCTACACATGCCACTCAGAGGCCTTTAATGGCCGTTTAGAGAGAGTTTTGGTGGGTGTTGAGGTAGGACATACATGTGATATGTCAAAGATGTCTTATTTAGGCATTAGAGGCTACGCAAACTGGCAAGCCGGGGCGGTCATCATGACAGTCAAAAGGGGTAATGTAAGTTTTGAGATGATTAGGTTTAACAATGATGGGAGTTTTGTAGCCCTGGGCAAAGCCTTTGGGTAGTTGCAATTGTCAGTAAGGTATGGTTCAATTGCTTTTGTAAATCCATTTGAAGGGATGGGATATGAACGCTGTAGCTTATGCACAAAAAGGTTGGTGGGTAATGCCACTAAAAAAACAATCAAAAGAACCATGCAAGTTTTTAAGACATGGTTACCTGGATGCAAGTGGTGATCTTAAAACAGTTGCAAAATGGTTTGAAGATACTGATTTAAATATTGGTTTGGCAATTAAACAATCATCTTTGGTTGTATTAGATTTTGACAAACGCAATGCGGTAAGCAAACAGGAATGGCAAAACTATTATGAATGGTGTGTCAAACTAAATACACACACTGTACAAACAGATGATGGTTACCATTTTTATTTTAAAGCTGATCCTGGCTTACAGTTTAAAGGCAAGTTAGCCAATGGTATTGACATCAAACACAAAGGTTATGTGGTACTACCACCATCAATTCATCCTAATGGGACTCAATACACAGTCATCAATGATGTAGAACCGGTGCAGTTACCGGATGGTCTTATGAAGGCAATGACTTGGTAATAGTTAAATGGGACAAGATAAGTGGGGCGTATGTAGATGACAAACGCAAACACTTTGTTAAGGCTTCTCTGATCCGGGAATATGCACGCAAAGCTATGGGTGCTACTCAGGTCAGGGGAAGGCTCTCGGCCAAAATGGTTGAGGGTTATTGGTTAGACAAGTTCAAGGAAGCGGTGAAATATGAACTATGAAATATATGGTTGGTTAGTCACAATCTGTTTATTTACTTTAGTGGCTTTGTTAATTGGAGTCACCTGGTTTGTAGCTGTAGAAAATGGCTATGACAAAGGCTTCAAGGCCGGTTACAAACGCGGTCAAGCTGACAATAAAAAACCCTCTTTACAAATACAAAGAGTGCGTTACACAAATCATCCATCATTGCGTGAAAAACAATTAGTGCAAGATAATGATTACTTAATGCATAGGGTTGTAAGTCTTTGGGATAGGGAGAGCAAGTAAAAATGGATTACAGTCAATATGAAGATGCCGCCACTTTAAACAAGTGGTTTATCAATAATTATCCGGTAGGTAGGATTGATTTAGGTATCCATTCCCTGGATCTTGATAAGGGTATTGTTGTATTTAAAGGCAGTGTATGGCGTGATCTAAATGATCCTTTCCCGGCTGTCACAAATTATGCTAAGGGGGAGCGTGATCAGTACCCAACGCATATGAGGAAGTGGTACCTGGAAGATACGGCGACAAGCTGTATTGCAAGATGTCTGATTTTGGTAAAAGGATCTAATAAGACTGCACCTAAAGAGTCCATGATTGCCGCTACTCAATGGTCAATTGAACCAAAGTCAGAGCTTGACCAGGAACTTTTGCAGGTGAACCCAATGGCAACACTGACTAGAGAGGTTGAGCATCTAACAGAGTTACATTGTGATGGCGGTGTCCGGATGCTCTACAAAGCCGGTATCTCCAAAACTACAAATAAACCTTTTGCTGGGTATGTTTGTGTGTGCGGTCAAAAATGCCCACCTGTTTGGGGTACTGCTAAATCTGATGGCACCTTTGTCTTTAAGGAACCTGTTAATGGGTGACATGGAAATCATTGATCAGTATGGGGTCAAGGCAACCTTTACTGACAGAGGTGTCTTTGTAGATGTGGTGCCGGATGCTGAATGTTGCGTAGCTTGCAATGATGCCCGGCTCTTGCGTGAAGGCACCTTTAAGGTTTGCTTTATGTGTGGATGCAGACAATGAGCTTTGATTATATGAAGGCATTTCATGAAGGTCATGCATACAACATGTATGTGGCTGATTTGTTAAAGCATTTTGGTGTGCCTGATGTCCAGGTGCCTGAGATGTGGGATGCTGAAAATGCAGAGCAAAGAATGGATAAGACCATCAATGAAAAAGATGTCCTAGTTGATGATTTAGTGCTGGAAGTCAAAAGCCGCAATCTCAAGTTTGAGGATATTGAGAGCTTCCCCTATGAAAAGATCTTAATAGATACAGTAGATGGGTTTGATAAAAAGGCTATCAAACCCTTTGCTTATGTTATGGTCAGTCAGATTACCGGCAAGATGTTTGCAATAGCAGGTGCATCAAAAGAACACTGGACAATAGGGGAGATCCATGACCCGCACCGGAATGTAGATTATCAAGCTTACTTTGCAACAAAGAGGCATTGCAGACCCTTTATAGACTTAGTAGATATATTACTTGAGCGTGCATCCGGTAGAGCCACAGAGGTGTGAGTGCGGTTCCTGGGTGTATCCCGGTCAATCTTGCACTGTTTGTTATATCCTACGCAAGACACAGAAAAGGCTATCTTGAAAGGTAGGTCTGATCATGTTATGGTTCAACCGCTTTGTGGGGGGCTTACACTGGAACTCAGTCAGACCAAGTGATGCCATCTCTTACCTACTCAATGTTTTTAATTGGGGGGGTAGGGGGGGCTTTCCTAAGAATCTAGTCACCCAAGTGACAATGATTGTAATAATAAATCTTTTGACAATAAATAATTCTTTTGCTAAAGACAATAAAAATATTTACAAACAAGAGTATTACAAACAATTAGATTACAGTGTAGATCAGACTAATTGCCTGGTAGCTCTAATACATCAAGAGAACCGCACCTGGGATACTAAGGCAAAGAATGGGTCACATTATGGCTTACCCCAAGGTAAGTCTGAATACCTGGCTACAGCTACATATAAACAACAAATAACTTGGCACATCAAATACCTCAAAAACCGCTATGGCACTGATAGGTTTGGTGTCGCAAACGCATGTGGCGCATTGAGCCATTGGCTAATGAAGGGATGGCATTAGTGACCAAGAATGAGATTGATTGGGCTTATCAAAACAAGCTGAGACAAGAGTGGCTTGAAGCAAACCCTGATGCTAAATGGCAGGGCTGGATGTCAATATGAAAGACACAGAAAAGATCACAATAGGTATCTGCTCACCTGGATACATAGTCACAGACTTTATGACTAGCTTGTTAGATGTAGCAAGAAGTCAAAAGCAATTGGGTCAATTCATATCATTGCAAGGATCAGGTGTCATAAGCCGCTTACGCAATCAAGTAGTTGCAACATTCCTGGAGAAAACAAAAGATGATTGGCTATTGCAGATAGACACAGATCAAAGATTTACAGTGGATGATTTTAAGAAGCTGGTAGCGGCGGCGGATGCCAAGACAAGACCCATTGTGTCAGCTGTTGTACATGGTGGCTGGGAAGTTGGAGAGCCATACCTTGAGCCGGTACCTTGCATATTTAAACAAGGTGAGACAGGTGGCCTCTTTGCAATACATGAGTATGAGAAGGACTCTATACTAGAGATTGATGCATGTGGCACTGGGGCAATCCTGGTACATAGATCCGTATGGGAACGCTTTAGAAAAGAAGCTGATCCTACCCACCAAGGCAAGATGTGGGGCTATTACCAGGACATGCCACTACACCATGAATGGATAGGTGAAGATCTGTTGTGGTGCATAAGAGCAAGAAGCTTTGGATATAAGATATACGCACACACCGGTGTACAAATGGAACATCAACGCAAGAACTGGGTAGGTCAAAGGCAACATGCTGACTTTGCTAGGTTTAGGCAAGTACGACATCAAAGTGAGGAACAGATAAATGGCGATCATAACAAGTCAAGTAACAGTGACGACAACAAGTCAGTCAATAATTAGTGTTGATAATGTAACAAGGGATGTATTACTACATGCCAAACATGCAATAAACATTGGCAACAGTGGAGTAACTTCAAGCAATGGCTATTTGTTAGACAATGGTGATGAGGTAAGGCTATCTCTAGCTGAGGGTGAAGATTTGTGGGCTGTTGCCCAATCCGGTTCAGGTACCCTGCATGTATTGGTCAGTAAAGTAGATTAAAACTATGTGCGTTTTTTTCCGGCAAGCGTGCGTGCGGAATAC